TGGTGGTACTTCAGGCTCACTAGATTTAACTACTGTGTGGCCTACAGGATACGATGAGATTGTAGCCTTAGCAGAGTTTAATGATCTTTTGGTTATCTTTGGTAAGCGTAGTATTCTATTGTACTCTGGTGCAAGCTCACCGTCTACTATGGTACTGGCGGATATTATTACAAACATTGGCTGTATTGCTAGAGACAGCGTACAGTCTACAGGTACAGATTTATTATTCCTGTCTGACACAGGTGTACGTAGCTTAGGCAGAGTTATCCAAGAGAAGTCTAACCCTATTGGTGACGTATCTAAGAATGTACGTGATGAGATGATGTTTACTGTTAACACACAGACTAACGACATTAAGTCTGTATACAGTCCAGAGCATTCTTTCTATCTGCTGTTCTTACCTACAAGCTCTATTGTTTATTGTTTTGATACAAGAGGTAAACTAGAGGACGGAAGTAATCGTGCCACTACTTGGCCCAGCACTAAGATCTTGTGTGGTGACAGGGCAGCAGATGGTACTTTGTACTTAGGTAGTATCAAAGGAATTAATAAGTACAGTGGTTACTTAGATGACACTAGCACATACACGTTACGTTACTACACTAACCCATTGTCCTTTGGTGACGCTAGTAGACTAAAGATTTTAAAAGAAATTAACTTTACAGTTATTGGTGGTCAAGGCGCACCAGTAACAGTTAACTGGGGATATGACTACACTGAAGGATACACAAAGCAAGCTGTAACTGTAGCTAACGCTAGTATTGCTGAGTACGGCATATCTGAGTACAACGTAAGCACATCAGAATACAGTGCTACAATTATTATTGACACCGCTAAAGCTAAAGCAACTGGATCTGGCAGAGTAGCCACTATTGGCTTGGACTGTACTATTGATGAAAGATCATTGTCCATCCAAGAAGTAAACATTGAAGCACTTATAGGTAGATTAATCTAATGACGAACTATACAAAAACTACTGACTTTGCAGCAAAAGATGCTCTACCTTCAGGTAACTCTGCAAAGATTGTAAAAGGCTCTGAGATTGATACAGAGTTTAATAACATTGCAACTGCATCAGCAACTAAAGCAAATGCTAACAGTGCTGCACTTACTGGCACTACTACCTTTGAGACTATCTCTGATGGTACTATTGCTATCACTGCATTTGTTGATGAAGATAACATGGCATCCGACAGTGCTACGTTGCTACCTACGCAACAGTCAGTCAAAGCCTATGTAGACTCACAGGTTACTGCACAGGATCTTGATGTAACTGATGGCTCCACTAGCATTGACATTGACCTAGACTCTGAGTCTTTAGGTATCTTAGGTGGCACAGGTATTGACTCCACTGCTTCAGGCACTGGTGTAACCTTAGCCATTGACTCTACTGTAGCTACCCTGACAGGCTCACAAACGCTGTCTAACAAGACTTTGTCTGCACCTGTGGTATCAGGTAACTTGATTACTGATGGCCTCTTAGATGGCCGTGACGTAGCTGCTGATGGCACTAAGTTAGACGGTATTGAATCAGGAGCAACTGCTGACCAGACTGCTGCTGAGATTAAGACTGCTTATGAGTCTAATGCAGACACTAATGCCTTTACTGATGCTGATGAATCTAAACTAGATGGTATTGAAGCTAGTGCAGATGTAACTGATACAGCTAACGTAACTGCTGCTGGTGCCTTGATGGACAGTGAGCTAACCAGTGAAGCCTCTGTTAAAGCATTGAACCAAGGTGTAGCTACTACTGATAGCCCTACGTTTGCTGGGTTAACTACAACCGCTGATGTATCCTTTGGCGACAACGACAAGGCCATCTTCGGCGGGGGTAATGACCTACAGATTTATCACGATGGTACAAGAAGTTATATTTCAGATTCTGGAACAGGTGATTTGCGCTTACGGGCTTCTGAAGTGCGTATGGTTAATGCGGCAAATACAGAAGTAGGGTTTAAGTTTGTAGAAGATGGTGCGGCAAGTCTTTATTTTAATGCTAATGAAAAACTAGCCACCACCTCTACAGGCATCGACGTAACGGGTAGTGTGACTGCTGATGGTTTGACTGTTGATGGTGATGTAAGTTTTGATACAAACGATGCTACAAATCCAGTTGTTATTTCTCGTTTTGGTAACACAGACGAAAGCCTCAGTATTTCTGTTAATGACAGCATGGCTAGTTTTGTTAGTGAGCAAGATGAGACTGACACGACTCGTTATGGTGGTTTTGAATTTATAGGCAGACACGCAGGTACAAATAGAACACGATTAAAAATTGACCACACAACAGGAGACATCAGCTTCTACGAGGACACAGGCACAACGCCTAAGTTGTTCTGGGATGCTTCTGCGGAGTCTTTGGGTATTGGTACTACATCGCCTAGTAAAGAACTGCACGTTATGGGCGCATCACATCCAGAAATACGCTTGCAGAACACAAGTAATAACTACGCTTTAGACTTAAGGGTAAATGATACTGTTGGTGAGGTGAAAGCATCTTCCGACATGGCGTTTTTACCGGGCGGCTCTGAAGCCATGCGCATAGACTCCAGCGGTAACTTGCTTGTGGGTAAGTCTAACGTAACTGAATCAATTGAGGGTGTTGAGCTACGCGCTGACGGTTGGTTAAAGGCTATTCGTTCTGGTGACTACGCCGCCACACTCCGCAGAAATGACTCAGACGGTGGTATTTTAGAGTTCTACAAAGACGGCTCAACCGTAGGTAGTATTGGTACTGCTGGTAGTCAGATTTATATTGGTACAGGTGCTTCAGGTCTATTCTTTAACTCCTCTAGTAATCAGATATATCCCTTAAACACTTCTACACAAGCAAATGAAGACGGCACACAAGATTTAGGGCGTACTACAGCTCGCTTCAAAGACCTCTACCTGTCAGGCGGTGTCTACTTAGGCGGTACAGGCGCTGCTAATAAGCTGGATGACTATGAGGAGGGGACTTGGACGCCAACGCTTGTGGGTAACACAACAGCGGGCAGTTATACAGTAACAGCAACAGAATGTGTTTATACTAAAGTAGGGCGTATGGTACATGTCAAAGGAAGACTGACATTTACAGTCAACAGTGCAGGTACAGGAATTGCTAAATTTGGAGGCTTACCTTTTATTGCTTCTGGTGGTTCTTCCGCAATAGGGACAGTAAGGTCAAATGGTATTGACTACGATAACTCTACGCTGTTTGCGGTAACTGCGCAGTGGACATCAAACTCATCAGATTTTAGCATTAACCAAGTTACAGATAACGGCGGTGGCGTAGCTTTTGACATTGGTGGTGTTTCATCTACAGATTACATAGACATTAGCATAACCTATGCCACAACTTAATTACCGTTAGTGGATTCTAGCGGCGGACTTTAACTTAGGAGAAACAAAATGGCATTAACTAAAGAAACAATCGCAGACAAAGTAGAAGTAGTTGATACAGGCGAAAGCACTGTTGTTCAAGTACGCACGGCAACACGTATCGTAGAAGACGGAGAAGTAATCTCTAGCTCTTATCACAGACACGTGATTAGTGCGGGTGACGATTACAGTTCTGAGCCTGCTAACGTACAAGCTATCTGCAACGCAGTATTTGGAGAAAACTAATGGCTACATGGACTATCTCAACACTTGAACGAGACTTACAGGGTGACTTGGCGGGAGGCGTTATCGTAGCCCACTGGCGGGTCACTGAAGAAGAAACTGTGGGGGAGGATACATACAGTGCTTCATCCTACGGAACCTGTGGCTTTACCCCAGACCCTTCCTCTGAGGGATACATTGCTTATGATGACCTAACTGAAGCTGATGTCATTGGCTGGTGTCAGGGTGAGTTAGACGTTGAGGCCATTGAAGCTGGCTTAACAGCTAACATTAATGAGCAGAAGAACCCTACAACCGCTGATGGTGTACCTTGGTAATGATGGAGCAAAAGCAAGTGACTCATCAAGATTTAGCTATAGAGGCTTTAGATCGCATAGCTCAACATGAGAAAGAATGTGGTGAGCGTTGGGCAGAGGCAATAGTTGAACTTAGGGAACTAAGGAAGGCTACTGACTCACATGCTCTGCGTTGGGAGAAACTTGCTTGGCTTGTTGTTGCGTCTGCCGTGACAGCAGCGGTAACGATAGTAACAACAGTAATAGTTTAAAGAGAACAAAGATGATTTTACCTACTCGTCAAGAAGCAGAACAGCTTTATCAAAATACTAGAAATAGCTATTTACCTGAGTATAATAAAGCAATGAGCCTAGGCATAATGCCTCAAGGAAGTAGTTTTCAAAACTTTTTGGAATCTAGGCCAGATGTTTTTAATAGTTTAGAAGCTCTAAA